CACTTCCACCTTACTGGCTTACCGATCGTGTGCTCCTCCATACATAATACGGTTAACCTTCCAAATCTTTTACCTGTTAAATCGTTTTTAGCCATAATAATAACACCCTCCATCGTGCTTATTTTTTCTCCAATTTATTTAATGTGAGAAATGCAGTTGGAGTACTGCACTTTTGCCCCGCGAAGGCTATCTCACATTAATATTATATCATATTTTATGCTGGCAAACAATACATACATCACATGCTAAACCAGTTTTGTCCATTAGTTATAAATACCGCTGCTGTATCATACTCAAAAAACTTAGCAGTAGCCGGGAATCTATCATCCGGCAAGGTTACTGCTGTTCTTTCAGCATTTGTCCCATAATATACGTGGTCATAAGGGTTATAAACTATAGCCATAATTATTCCTCCTTTAATTCTGCCAGCAATTTGTCAATACTCTTTATATGCCAGCTCTTTATACCTTTTTCCTTGGCTAGTGATCTTATTTCTTCGTCTGTCTTTTCTACTGGTTTATCGTCCGTAACGTTGTTTTCTTCCTTAACCGCAAAACTCTGCTTTAATACCTTGCATAATGTTTCGTTGTCTGTCTCATACTCTCCGGTTGCATTGAAATAGAATCCCTTTAGCCCTGTAGCTCTCTGTACGTATTTATTTGCTATCCTTACATAAAGGTTAGCTGTGCCTTTAAAAATCAATCTAAATCCCTCCTATAAAGGAATAGGGGAGATTGCTCTCCCCATATTGTTACTGTAATTCGATTACAAACATAGATGCAGCATGGTTAGTCAATAGTGCTGTTCCTGCTGCTGGAGTAAGTGTTATCAGGATATTGCCACTAGCGTTCATATACCGGCCTGTCTCAATCTGGATTACATCAGTGGATGTTGCTGCCACTGTTCCTGTTTTGGCTACTGCTCCGAATACTCCCGCACCTGCACCGATTGAATATGAAAGTATGCCTGTGGTATTCTTCATGCCGATACATATTTTGCTATCCCTTCCACTCGGAGTATATGTGAATACCTCCGTAGCGTCATTTACAGCTGAAGTGGCCGGATTAAAGGTTAATTCTTGGTCTGCGTTTAAGGAAACTATCTTTGTATTTGTTATTGTTACTGCCATGTTATCCCATCCTTTCCATTAAATAGTTGTCTCTGCTGCGTATGTGAAGGTTCCTTTGGCAAGTTCCTTGGATTTTATATTTTTATATCCCAGAATCAAGCCACCGTCAATACCAATTGCCCTTGTGTTCTGCAATTCGATATTTCTAGTTCTCAGCTGATGGTCTGCATATCCTATAGCCTGATATGTACCTGCCAATATTGTTGATACTGGAGTATCTACAGTGCCTGAATTGTATACGGTATTGGTCACATATACAGAAAATCCCAGGTCTTTTGTCCACTGCATGCCGCCTTTGCCGTTTATACCGTTGTTGATCTCAAACTGTATGCCAGCTAACTGGAGTTTAACTCTCATCCACGGTGGAATTACCATCCACATATTGTCCTCAGTCACGTTGTTGTCATACAGCCTCTGTGCCAAAAGTGCAACATTGCTAAGAACGTTTGCGCTTGTAATAGTTGCTGTTACTGCTGTGCCTGCATTTGCATCTGCACCGATAGTCTGGAAAAACTCTCTCTCTATCTTGTCCTTAAGCATGTAAGCTGCTCTCTCAGACTGTGAACCTTTGGTGTCAAGGTTTGTCATGAGCGCGTCTACATCCTCAACCTTAAAGGCAAAGGTCTTTGTCTTGTCGATTAACATTGCTATCTGTGAATCCTGCAATGCTTCATGGGTTATTGTTCCAGTGTAGTCACTGATTGTCGGGTCTCCAAGGTCTGTGAAATACACTGTATCCCCGTATTCTTTTATAGGAGACTTAATCTTTGCTGTTGCTATTTTCTTCATTACCAAGTTATCTTCGAGTGTCCTGTAAACGGATGCGTCGAATAACTCAGGTATGAATCCTCTTGTTACGTTGTTTGTATTCATATGTTTTCATCCTTTCTTGCAATAAAATAACCGCTACCATTTGGCGCGGCTTTCAACTATCTTGGAAAAGTTTTTCTTTATCCAACTTTGGTCTGTCTTGTTTTTCTCGAATGTTTCATAGCTAATAAAATCACCTGTAGGTTTCTCACCCTTTACGCTGCCTGTAGAAGCCTCAGCATTCTTCTCATTTGCTTCTTTGGCTTCTAAAGTTTTACGTAGCGTGTCGAGTTCCTTATCTGTCTCCCCTACAAAGTCCACAAAGTCACTGTAAAGCTCGACAAGTGTCCCCGCTCTACCTTTGACAAACTTGATGAATTTTGGATTCTCTCCCACTTTTGCAAGGTCAACATCGGGGTACTGTTCGCCAAATTCATTGACTTGTTTGTTAAACGCTGTATCTGCAGCTTTCTTATCTGTTTCCGCTTTTTTTAAGGCTTCACGTTCTCCCTTTAATTCGGCAAGCTCAGATTTAAGCTGTTTAATCTCGGACAGCAACTCCGGTGATGTGCCATTTTCTTTAGCTTCATCCTGGAGTGATTCAAGCTCCTGCTGTTTTGCATACTGCTCTCTCTGCGCCTTGATTGCCGCTTTCTTTTCTGCCGTAGTCCCGGTATACCCAAATCCTTCTAGTTCAGCTTCAATCTCTTTAAGCTCTTCGTAGTCTATATGTTCTTCTTTGGCTTTGGAATATGCCTTTGTGTAAGCGTTTTTTATTTCTCTGTCAAATACTTCTTGCTGTTCAGGTGTAAATATTATTCTTTCCGTTGTTTCCTTTTGCCCAACGTTAGCATTTTCGTTTTCCATTATATTAACCTCCTAAAATTCCCAGTGTTCTTTAAAGCCTGCCACCGTTAAAGGCATAAGAAAAGACGCTTGCGCGCCTATACCTTGACTCTCTTCATTCTCGTTTTCACCATATCTTTCAGGTTGCGCATTCCGGTGGATTCGTCAAATGTTGCGCTGCCGCCAGCGTACATCCTGCCTTTAGGCTTAACTGGCTTTGCTATTTTCCCTCTTCCGGGGGTTACTACTGGCTTACCCATTTTCTTTCCAGGCATAACCGGCCTGCCTATAACCTCGGGTTTTATCCCTTTTGGGTCCATAATAGGTTTTGCTACGGGTTTCCTTATTTTTTTAACTGCCATTTTGCATACCTCCCATAAATTCATTTAATAATGTAGGGTCTGCTTCTATCGCTGCTAATTCCTCAGGTGACATTTCTGCTAGCACCTCATCCATACTAGGCATCTGCGGTTGTATAGGTTGTTCCGGCTGCTGTGCTGCTGCCTGCGCTTCTTGCTCCTGCATAGCTTTTCTGGAATCAATCAATCCCTGCTTGTCCTTAATAAATCCATCTGGTAACCTCTCAAAGTATTCTATATCGCTTATCAACTGCTTATCGAGTAAGTTGTCCAATGTTTCCATGCTTGCAGCTTCACTCCATCTACTACTCGGTCCAACATCAACTTTGACATTAAACTTAGCATCTTTAAGGATACTCATGTCAAGTTGGTCATTAACTTCCTGTCCTTTATCCATATAGGTTATAGTCCGGGGAAGATTGTATTTGCTTGTGAAAAAGTCCATCCATATTAATGCTATATCCTCAACGTACTGGTAAAAACGCCTCTGAATCGATTCTAGGGGGACTGCTGCGGCCTCCTGTAATGCAATGATACCGGAAGCGGTCTTGGTCACAGAAGTATCGCCTAAGGCTGTCTCATTGGCTCCCATCATATCCTTGGTGTACTGAATTACCATCTCAAACCATTTGTAAACGTCATTGCTTATCTGTCCTGGATTAAGATACTGTGCTGCTCCCGATGTCTCTCCATCAACTCCGATTGCTACACCTATCTGATTACTAGGCTGTGCTATCCTTGTTTTGTCGTAGAGTAACTTGGGATATGATACATACATTGTTGCCAGCATTATCATAGCTGCCGACTTGTTTATATATATCTGGTTAGGTATCATTGCTGTAACTTCGCTCATGCCATGGAAACTATTCTTAACAGGCTCCCAGTTCATCATTGCTATGGGGTACAGCTTCAATCCAGTGTCCCAATCCTTTTTTATAACGACATGCTTTGTAGACTTCCTACACCATATTGTCCCAGTTTTAGGGTTAGGCCACATCTTCAATATAACATTGGCTTTCCCCATATCATCGCGGTTGTTTTCGTCAAGCTCAACCTTACCACGGTCACCAGCTGTATAATATGTCTCTTCATCGGGAGCTATCATATTAATCTCATGTTCCGGTACTTTGTTGCTCTTAGCTTCTTCCTTTATATTCTTGACCACTCGCCGGAATACTATCAACATATATGGCTGTATTGGTCTGTCTGCGGTATTGATTATGGGATTGTTGCAGTCGCCTGGGAATATGCACACATTGTCTATTTCCTCTTTGCATATGTTACCCTTAATGGTTTCCTCCCCATACTTTTCCTTGGTGTCATACAACTCATCCCAATAATGATATGTGCCACCATCACCTTGGATAAACCCATCTTTCAGCACATTCTCACAACTTGTCTCCATTTTGAGCTTTTCCCACAGTGTTTCTACATACTTGTTGAGCTTTTCAACTTCCTGTTGTTGCTCTGGTGTGCCTCTCTCGATGCTGTACAATATCTTTATGCTGTTAGCCATCATGGAAGATATTTTATAGTTGCCTACTCTTTTTATGATGTTAAACTGAGGGGTAGGAAGTCCGAAACTTTTAACACCGTCCCATTGATGATCTGAGTAGAACCTATTTGCCTTATCCACATTGGTAAACAGATCAATACGAGTTTTATAGTCTATTCCTTCATTATATAACTGATAATCTTCCTGTATTTCGTTCATGTAATTCTTTGCCATTTCATCACCTCCCGTTAGTCTCTAGGGTCAATCCTCTTCTTTTCCCCTGTGTATGTCATAAGATTATTAATTCCCTCATTCATCATTGCCTCCATTTGCATCTGTGCCTTGTTAGCCTCTGTCATGTCTACGGCTTGTTTAACGGCTGTTACAGGGTTTGTAATTATAGGGGTAATGTCTTTACCCTTGTTCACTGCTAGACCGTCTCTAAAGCCTTTCTGGTAAGCCCACATACCCATTAAAAAAGCAGCCATGCAGGCCGCTAGTGTTATTGCTGTATTCATATATCCTCCTTAATAGTTGATGTATGATGTATCGATAATTAAAGTTTCTTCCGGTTCCCTGTCTAAGAATGGATCACGTATTTTACCGGTAGATAAATCCGCTGGCATATCCTTCAACTTATTAATAGCTTGGGACATGCAGTCCACATCGTCATCATGCGCTCCATTAGGAAATGCTGAACATTCTTCCACAAAGTCATGTATCCACGGTTGCAACTCTGGAAGGAATACATTGCCAGCTTCTATCTGAGGTGAGACGGCCGATACTCGAGCCTCTTTCCCTCCATAGGGTTCCACTGCTATAACTCCGCCTATTTCAGTACGCAATACTTGAATTATTGCGCTGCCGTTGGCTTTATCCTCAATGTATATTGCTATTGCATCCTTATGCTTTGCTTTCATCGTCTTAATAGCCTGTATCGTCGTTGGGAAGTCCATTCTTGCTTTTGTCCTGTCAAGCAGATACATGTTAGCCTGCGACTTCCCCCATACTTGGATAGACACAAAGTCATTTTTATCGTTGTCCTTGAATGTGGCATCAACGCTGATTATCTTCATTGGAATGTATGGCAGTTCTTTGTACCATTTCCACCATGACCGCTTAATCATATTGCCCTCCTGTGCCGTAGGCCTGCCCTGGAACAACGCCAGCCATGCTCTATTACCCTCTTCTGTCATGTAGGATTGCTTGAACTCTTGCAGCCATACATTATCTTTGCCTATCTCTGGGAATAATGCGTCTCCAACTTTGCGGCTCAATATGTCGGCTTCTTCTGCTTCGCACGGCAGGTTGATAACTTTGCATTTGTTCGGCATATTCCTTATTAACCGCCCTGCCAAATCATCCTCATGCCATCGTGTTTGTATCAATATGACTTTACATGTCGCTGAACGCCTTGTATTTATAGAGTTCAGCCATTCTTCCCACATTCTGTCCCGGTATGTTTCGCTGTCAGCCTCCTGCCTGTTTTTGATAGGATCGTCAATTATTATCAAGTCACCAGGCTGTCCGGTTATTCCTGCCATTATGCCCCGGCTTATCATGGAGCCTTGCCGCCCTGCTATACTAAATTCAGTATCGGATCGGCTGTCGTTTGATATGTTGATATTGAATATCTGTTTTCCGAACTGCTCTATTTTACGCTTATTAGCCCTTCCGAACCGCCTTGCCAAATCATCCCCGTATGATACCTCGATCACCCTCTTATCGGGATAATTACCTAAAAACCAACTTGGCAATGTCTCAGTGACACACATAGATTTACCGTGTTGTGGAGGCATACTGATTATAAGTATTTCCTCCTGCGTTCGGTTGCTCAGAAGTCTTTCTATTTCTTCACAAATAAAAAGAAGATGCTTACCTAAAAGCCATCTTCCTTCATGTACATATTCAACGTATTTTGCATATTCGATCTTGCAGTTTTCAAGTCTCTGCTTCTCCATCAGCCGCCGTAGCTCTGATAGTTGCTCTTTTGTTAATGCCATAGTGTTCACCAGCCTAATGCCTTACTTCATATACATCACCATTAAATAATATAGTATTTGTTCCGCATGGAGTATATTTGATATTCTCTTTTTGTTCTATTATTTCGCAACCTTTTTCGGTAATAGCTACAATAAAAACGCAACCACAGTCGCATTTGTTCATGAATGAATAATCAATCTTGTTACCACATTTAGGACACTCCATCTATACCCCTCCTATAATATCACCGACTTACTTTAATAAACTTAGTAATCTGCCTATATCTTCCGGTTTATGTCCATCCCACTCAGGTGCATTGTCAAGCTGTTTAACTCCCCAGAAGTAATCCCAATTATCAATATGGTAATGATAACTATAATCGCCCTCTGCTGTTGTAATTCCAACTATGAAATAATCATCGTACATAGTGCCGTCGTGATGCTTTAGTGATCTCCAAGATTTATTTCTATAGGTTTGGCATATTACAGCAAACAACATCATTCTGTGATGGTATAATTCATCAAATGTATGATATCCGTCGCTTATTTGTCCTTTGCTTTCTACTTCAAATTCTACCTTCATATTACCCCTCCTATAATACCTCACGCTGTAGCCACTGAACCAACCCATTTTCAAACTCGCAATCTTTGCATTCATATAGATGTTCGTGTGCTGTTCCGATATAACTTTTATCCGCGTGGTGTGTCCCATATGCAGAGCAATGTGGGCATCCTATATATCCGCTTGCGTCATTGTCGCTTTGCAACCCTTCTATAAAATCTGCCATTTTGTCAACTGTCATTGACTTGATCTTTTCGTAGTTGGTCATATTCACCCCTCCGTATATATTAGCTAAATATGCCTACCAACGATTGTACTTCTCGTTCCACCCACACCGTACTACCGACATTGTGCCGGATTACCTCAGCATATATTAGCTTATTATTTATATAGAAGAAAAGCAGCTTTATTTGCTGCTATCAAAATCTTCACATTCTTCCATTTCCCCATCTATTTCATTGCATATTCTGCATGTTATTATTGTTTCTCCGATAAACCCATTAACCCCGTGTTCATTTATTTCTACATATTTGCAATCTAAGCACTTCATCCCTTCTCCCCCTCTATCTTTACTTCTATCTTTACTTCTATCTTTGCATTAAGAGCTACAAACCGTATATACTGCGCCTCTGAATCAAACCCAGCTTCTTTCCACTTCTTTGTTATCGCTTTCTTTTGTTCTGCTGTGCATCTTATTGTAATGCTTGCTTGACCTAATTTAGAAGAGGGCATTTAATTCGCCCTCTCATTCCATTGAGTTTCAAATGCAGATAGACAAGTTACGCCTAATCTTCTTTCTGCTATTGTCATTTCGTCAAACGATTTGCCAAACATTTTTTCAAGTTCTGAATTAGCTTTCGTATCTCCGTTAAAAATATCTTTTGCAATTTGTTCTGGTGTTCTCATTTTAATAATCCCCTTTCAATTTGTTTTCTTAATTCTATTGTACCGCAATGTACCGTACATGTCAATGCTTTTGAAAGGGTATTTGCAAATATTTTTACTCCCCGAAATATTCCTTCCTCTGCTCATCACTCATCAGCTTTACCAGGGATTTTATACGATCTGCGTCCGTTTCGCCTGAGACTTCTGTGTTTAGGTTCAGGTTGACTGATTCTATCTTGTCTGTAAACATGCCCAGGTGCTTGCCTATAAGCTCTAGCGACTTATTGGCCCCATTAGCCTGAAAAGTATATTCAACTATATTACCTTCTTTATCATACAATGGCTCAGCTTGCATACATCTTTCAGCTACAGTTTTAAGGTTGTTTACTACCCATTCTACAGTAACCATATTACGCGCTTTTAACTCATTAGTAAGCTGTTCCATCCTTGTTGCAATCTTGTTGCTTCTAGCAAGCTCACACGCGTTCCTGTCTATGGTTTCATCCTTCATATTCTTAGCATCATATGCCTGTTTATATGCTTCCCTCTGGCTGAGCCCGGCAAATAAGCCTTGCACATACTTTTCTTGCTTGATTGTCAGTTTCTCATTTGCCATTATAATCACCTCAAAATAATAAGCAGTCCTAAGACTGCCTAAAAATTGTTAGAATATACTATTCGTTCCCTTCTCTTCTCGATACCACTTTTCTAATTTCTTATCACTTAAGGCTTCAAGTTCTGGTCTTGTATATCTTGTTTCCTTTAATAGATATTTTATCATTGCTTCTCTTGGCTTATTCATTTCCCTTCCCCCTTGTCTACCTGCCTTATAGCCTGGCGTTTCATGTCCCTGTACCAGTCTGCTCTATCTTTATAACCTAATGCCTTTATAGTCTTGTCAAGTTCTTCTTCGTGCTTACGTTTTTCTTCCAGAGTTTTATGAGGTATTCTGATCTCTGTATATATACGGGGCATTTAATTTGCCCCCTTCAACTCGTCTATTCTAGCTATTATTGATTTTATTTCGTCTCTTTCTTCATACCACAGGTGACTTATTCCGTCTACTAGACCATTCTCTTTACATTCCCGTTCAATTCCTTGTGCGTGGCACAGAGTTTTTATTGACTTGGCACAAAGTGCCGACCTTATAAGTTCCAGTTCTCTTTCGGTTAAATTTATTTCTAACATTTTTATTACCCCTTTCAATTTGTTATCTTACATACATTGTACCGTGCATATTGCCGTATGTCAAGAGGTAATTTAAAATATTTTAAAGGGAGGGGTTCCCCGGCTTAACAATTAAACCGTGGAGGGTATATGTGAAAAGCCTATGGCTGTAAATATCAAAGCAGCCTACCTATCATTTCAGCGGCTGCTTTTGCGTAAATCCTATTACTACTATCCGATTATCACCCTCTACTATTTAGTTTGCACACAGACATAGCAAGGGCTTTGAGTTACTTCGTATAACTCCATACTATTAGTATAAACCCTCCGGCGCAATAGAGGAAGGACACAAGCGGACACTTTTCAGCTTCTTTTCTACCCTTCTTATTTGTCTGTCACTTTTGTCCAATTCCTCCGCGACTTGTAATTGTGTCATGCCTTTTACTATTCTTAGATAATAAACCTTGCATTCTATGCTTTCCATGTTGCTCATTACTCCCTCTATCTGCTTCTTTGATTGCTCTTTACAAGACTTTTCCTCATGTGCTAGATATAAGTGTGATTCAACCTTTTGCAATGATGCCAATATCCTGTCAATCGTCATATCGTTCCGGCTCCCCTTTGGCATACCATCGTAATTTATACCGCTTATGTCCTTAGGGCATCCACTATGTAATAGCTTTGTATAATACTTTTTATCTCTCTCTAAACTATCTATCCATATATTCAATGCCGCTATCTTGGCGCATATATCGTTATAGCTTTGTATTATCATCTATTCGCCCCCTAATATCTAAACTTGCCGAATATTATCCTTGCTTGTCCATTGTTTGCCCAATATAAGCCACTATCTGTATCTATGTTAATCCGTATTCTCCTGCCTTTATGCCGTAGTATTGCGCTTATGCTTGGTATATTGTATAGTGCTTGTATGCGATTGTAGTATGTCTCACGCTCTGCTCTATACATGGTGCTACCTCCTTCGCTTAAATCATGGAATGCGTCATACTTAAAGCTTTGTAAAGTCACCTGACAATAACTTTTCCAGTGCTACATCCTTTTCTTTTTCTAACTCAGCAAGATCCTCTGTTGTTATTTTGGTTTTTGTTGACACCCTGCTTGATTTACTTTTCTTAAATTCTTCTATATCTTTTATAGCGCGCTTACACTCTGAGATAGCAAGATTTAAGCACTCTTTGCAGTAACAACCTGTTACCGATGTGCCTCTTACGATTTTATTGTCTTTATCACAAAATTCACATCTACCAATCTCTGCGCTATTCGTCTGACTAATTAATTCTGCATTTGGTATTGGGTTTTTGTATGTCATATTGGCCTCCAATCTTGGCGGCTCTGTACCGCCTTATCCCTATTATTGATAGGGGAAAGAGGGGATTTGAACCGTCGTCCCGCCGAGTATTGTTACAACTCGACGCATGGGATTCCGCACCCCACCACTGCTCCCATGTTTTCGTAGCCTTATTACTTTGTGTAAATTGAGTAAGTCATTGCTGTCTCTCCATCCAGGACTTCAATGACTATATAGTAATGATCTGCGCCTTTCCAATGATTCTTATATACTTCCAAGGGTTTTGAATTGCTTATCTTTACAGCAGTATCACCTATGCCGATTTGAGTACAAGAAGGCAATCCCAAAAGTGCTTTTGCTACTTCTTCTTGTCCCTCTGCGTTTTCAAATTCGTCAAATTGCACCTGAGTTAATTCTGTAATCTTTTCCATTTTTCTTCCTCCAATCAATTATTTATTGCGCCACAGGTATGACGCATTATTATCATTATTTGCCTTAATGCCTTAATACGGTGCATACCAGTGAATACTATCAGGCATCACATGCCCAACTGCATATACTTTGATATACCCGTCCTCTATGATCTCATGCCATGTAATGTTGTTGATGTCTGTATGCTTTGTAGCACTCTCCCATTGCTCCCGGTCTATCTCCAGGCTATTAAGATATATATAATCCTCTGTAGTGCGTATTAGTGTATATGCTCCATCTAGGGTGATGCGGTTGTTTGGCTCCTACTGTGATGTAACTTGTAATTGCTCAATTATTTTGTCTTGCTTCTCCAATTTCTCTATATCCACCATAATTACATAGGATAGTAAGACTATAAGTATTAAGCCTAACCCTATTAATAATTTAGTTTTCATTTCTTGACCTCCTAAAATCGTTTTAAACCGTTTTCCCATGTCTATAGGTAATCCTATTCCTTTGCTGTAAAAATTGCTCACGCGCCCCTGTGTGCGTTTTAAATGGCATCCCAAGCTATACTTCTCGCACATCAATACCATATTTGTTATACATAGCTTTTTTCTTGTTTACAAAAAGTTGAGTCCTTACTCCCTTTGCATCCTCTACAACAAACTCTTTACGTTTCAGGTCATAGTAGGTAAAGTCTGCTACATAATAGCTTGCTCTGTTCTTGTCATTTTTCGGCTCCAGCAGAAACCATACTTGAGTATTAAGTGCTGTTATCTCATCTGCATGTTGTAGTAGTCTTAGCTCCCCATGTCTTATGCTCTCGCGCTGACTATCAAACTCCTGCCCGTCCACTATAGTCTTTTTATTGTTGTACTTGCTTGGTTTTGTTGCCTTTTCCGCTTGCCCCTCTGCATACTGTCCTGTTTGGCACTCACAGTTACCGCTTAGTATCTTTTCTGTTAGCTTGCATTGGTAGAGGTTGCATTCGGTGTTTATTATCCTGGCATTCTCGCAGGTCCTGCATATGCCCATTTTTATACCCCCTTAATATATATCCGTTTACGCCTTAATCCTCTGTCATACTGTGCTTTTAGGTCTGCTTTAGCTTGCTTAACCTCCTGCGGATTGATTAGATATTGCATATGCCGTATTGCTTTTGATAGAGGGATTCCGTTACGCCACATGCTTTCTATGTCCCTGGTGCAGAGTAGTATTGCTTTATCAATCATTGGTTTGCCCTGAAGAACGCTTCTGCAAATCCTGGTGGCGTTATACTTCTTAAGGCTTGTCTGTAAGTTAACCCGCAGCCCTTATCGTATACCCACCCGTCGGGATGTTTTTCTTTAAAATCAGACATTAAAACATGGTCAAACTTTTGCTTATTGCATTCAATTGGATGTTTTAACGGTACTGCAAAATTCCCCCATATGTGAGTTTTCTTTTTATAACTATCTCCGTATTCATATGGAGAAAATTCCAATACTGGATTGCCTAAAAAATTTTGCAAAAATCCTCTTGGATTTTCTAAAGCCCAAAATTTGAGAGTTGTTTTTTTACTATAGAGCGTCTGTAGTTCGTATTGCTGCTGCCATATAATTTGCAGGCATCTTTGCACTAAATTCATTGCTTTATATAAATTTCTTGGTTCTTTTGCGTTTGTTCTACAAAACGAAAAATGTGTGCATGTCGGTGCGGCTAGTATCCCATAAACTCCCTTTGGTGGTTCGTATGTGAATACATCATATTCCGGCAACGTTATAACTCTCACATCATATCTAGCTTCTTTATATGGTCTACTCCACGAGCCTGTACCACCGCACAGGTCAAGTATTATTTTATTACTGTTATCCATTGCGTTCCTCCCTCACCTTCGCCAGCCCACGTTCAAGCCCTAGTTCGCTTATCTTATCCCTCAATGCCTCATATGTGCATCTTAGGGCAAATCTTATTTCATGTAGTGGTATGCCTTGGCTGTATAGGTTTCTTAGTCTACCTTCTCTTTGTGCGTTCCAGTAAAACATTTACCTCTCCATTCCCCACATACAGCCCGCACGCTCCTTGATAATCCCCTTGTCAGCCATATGTAGTAATAATAAAAATGTTTCTTTTAGCCCTCTTGGTGTAGGTCGCAAGCTGTCTGCTATATCATGTATGCTTTTGCCCTGCTGCCATAATCGTTTTGCTTTGGCTATCTCCGCTTTATCTGTGGTTAAGTCGTAAGCTTCTAGCAGAAATATTACTTCTTTTGGTCGGGCTTTGTACATGTCGTAGGTTATAGATGATGTCATGGTTTTACTCCCTTTAGATAATCCTCGAAGGTTTCAGCCTGTCCACTTCTGAATATGCGCTTATTGTTTACCCACCGTTGCATTTGCCAAACTGTTTTGAAATGCTCTATTTGCTCGTTTGTGAATCTTTTTAGTAATTCTTTCATGGGTTTGAGACGGTTTTTTTCTGTCACAAACTCTTTTTTATTAAATATCATTACATATGGATCGTAGCCGAGTTCTTTTAACTTGTAGATTCTGTATAAGTTTTCTTCCTCCGTGGTATCAAAGTTTGTAAGAACGTATACCTTTAACCTTTGATACTCCATATCTGTATGTTTTTTGAAGTGCCATAGCATGTATGGCGTTGTGTCCTCAACCCTGTCCCATGCAAAGTGAATCATTTTGACCTTTATTTTGCTTAACAGTTCAACATTTTCAAACGTCAATAGCCACGCATCAACCCCCTGAGTAAAGTCTACCCACGCTCCACTATTTGCTAATTGTTCAAGCAGTTCCATATGACCGTTATAAGCGAGAGTGTTAGGGTCGAGCAGTTTTATTTCCTTTTGACCTTTCCAAAACTGATTTAAATCGGCTACCTTATAAGCAACTTTACCTTCTATGTTTTGTACATCGCAAAAATCGCAACTCCACGGACAACCTCTTACTAAATACCCATATGCAGTATCTTTAATTCCGTATAAATCATAGTCAGGATACATGCTTTCAATTTCTGGCGGTAATTTAAGTTTTTTATCGTATGCCCTACCACCTTGTATAATTTCATCAGCATTTATGCAAGTTTCAAAGTCCGGCGAATCATCAAATACCTTACTCATATATACCTTGTCATAGTGACTCATAGGGAAAACCATTTCTACTTCATCACCTTGTTGTTTATGCCATGCTGATATTTTCATTAGTGCAAGGTTTGGGAAGTTGTGACCATCCACATCTATTAAGCCTATTTTCATTTCTATCACCTCAACCTATCATTAAGCTAATCTCTAAATCTATGATTCAAATTCTTACCTACAAACTCAACTACTCTACCCTCAGACATTTCAACTATTCGCCCTGCTAAAGCTTCATCAATATCCCTCAACTGGCTTATTGTCCTCTGCGAATTAGTAATTATCGGCTTGCCCATTGCAATGAAGTAGTTGTATATGTCCAGCATTATTGTTATGTCCGGAGAAGATATCCTTGCATATTCGCTTTCTTTGGTCTTAAATAATTCATCTACTATTAGCACCGGCGCGCTCTTATATTTATTAATTTCTCTTGCATAAAGTTCTGGATCATCAAAGCTTTTTGTTTTCGCCATTTTAAGTTTTTGGATATCATCTATGTAACTCATATATCTTACTGGCACCCGCTTATCTAATAACCCTTTACCGATACATGTTGATAGGTGCGTCTTCCCTGACCCTGATTGCCCCAAGAAAGCTATACTATTACTTCTTTGGGTGCGTATGTTTTCAAAATCTTCAACGTACTTCCGTGCTATCCTTAAGGCAAGCTCCTGCTCTTTGTTTTTAGGCTCGTACTGTTCAAAGCTATATTTTTGTATTAAGCCTTTAAACTCGCTACGATCTAGCATTTCATTGTATCGTTTCATTGCCACACAGATACATTCCTTTAGCATGTCCCCTTCTTCAATTACCCTTCTATCTCTGCATAATTCGCATTCATAGGACGGCTTCGCTTGCTGCCCATCTTGGCTTTTTGACATTTGCATTAGCCGGTTCACTCTGCCCATCAGGTTGTTTATTGGTTCCATTCCTATCTCCTTTCTCCCATGTCATTACAGCACGTTTCCAGTCTTTCATTTTGTTCTTGCCTATCATCCATCCCTTAGAGGCATAGAAGTTATACCATTTATCTGCATCCACATTGTTATTACGTTCTTCACAGTATGCTTTTACTTCTTCTAAATCTGGTGGAGTGAATTTCTGTGGGCTTGCCCCACTATTATTATCTTTCCTTTCCTTTCCTTTCCTTTCCTTTATAGCATCGTTTTTCGATGCGTTCGCATTGCCATCGCTTTGCGGTTGCATAGACTTGCTGGTATTCCAACGTTTGTTTGCGCTTTCCCTAGCCTTTTCTGACCTCATTTCTCGTTCTTGTACTCTCCTACTTACTGAATCCGACCAAAAGTATTCATTGTCTGAATCAAATAAATGGAATTCGGATATGCAATCTTTCACAAACGCTTCTATATTTTCTGCGGTGGCATTCATTTGCAATGCGAACGCATTCCAAACGTATTTACCCTGCATGCTTAATTTATGCGTTGGCTCCTCGTACAACATTTCCACCAGCATCCAATACCAACCGTATCCCTGACCGTCGTATACGCTTCTCATTTGCATTATTTTAGGGTCGGTTCTTGCTGTATAATCATGTGAAAAATAGAAGACTTCTTTCACTTACTCACCCTCTTTATTCCTTATCCAACTTTCAACCTCTGAAACATCAAATCTAATTACATTGCCTGTCCTCAAATGCGGCATTCCTCTTTTTATCCAGTTGCGATCTGCTGAAATATGTTACATTGTAGAGCGGGAGTTAGAAACTGCCAGTAAGTAGGCAGCTTACGCTTCCTCCTGATACCTTAAGATGCTCTGATAAGCTGATATGGCTGTTTGTTGAGCTTCGATAAAGTCCCTGGCTGAGTTGTATTTCGCTTCTGCTAAATCCCTTTTGAATTTCAACTCGCTGGTGTTCCCTCTAGCAATATCAGGGATAAGTGTAGTAGGGTGTTTAGCTTCTTTGAGAGTTAATATTTCTATTGCTAAAGCCTTTCGATATTCTTTTTCAGCCTCTGCTTTCTCTTGTGCCAGTTTGAATATTTTCTCGCTGCTCTGTCGTAGGTTCTTTATGCAATCTATTAATTCAGAGTTTATTGCTGTTACTTCCACTACTTACCCCTCCCTTAAAGATAATTTCTCCTTATCAATTCCATCCAGGCTTCATGCCCGAACTGTTCCTCAAATATCCTTTGATGCTTCTGCTTATACCTCAACATCATTGCTTTGTTGAAGTGAATCCCCTTCTTATCCTTACTGTTCTCTCTATGACAAGAAGGGCAGAAGTCCTCTACAAACCCATATTTTTCAGATATTTTGCGGTTTGCAGCTCCAAATACATGATGCTTTTCGATACAGTACTGGGAGCCACATTCCGCACATTGCCTGTCCATTAAAATGGCAACCCATCTTCTTCCTCTGGTGCAGGATGGAAGTCTGACATGTTCTTGTATGTTTCAGAAGCTTTTATCTTGTCCTGTACCCATGCCGGAAGATTCCCTATTGTGGTTAGTGCATCAGGTTCATCCAAATCAAAATATGTTATTGGATTATACGGTTCGTCTAACTTCATACCCTTTGGCAATCCCATTATTGACACTATATTGCTGTAGGTTTTTCCGTTTGCCTCTGTATGTATTACTTGAAGTTGACAGCCTTTACCTAGAACATTCTGCATATCAAAGCCGGACAGTTCTTCATCAGTAAATGCTTTGCCCCTCCATGCCTGTAAATCCTTCCTAAGATTAGCCTTTTCACTAAGTGATAAAGTGTATTCTTTACTTATTGCCCTTGGCTTTTCTTCTCCATCAATTTCTATTTTTTCATCCGGCAGCTCCCACATTATTAATGCTTTGTGTGAGGTCTTACCAAACTTTTCACTGTAATGCATTCCTAGATCAATTATTGCGTAGCAGATCGCCGTATGTACCCCCTCTGGTATTGGTGTGAATCCACTTCCATTTTCAGCCTTTGCTATAATAGCCATTATTCATTTCCTCCTTCAATTTTTATATCTACTTCTCCACGCTTAAACTTATCCGATAGTAAGCCGTAACGCTTTTCAAGCTCTATTTCAAGCTCCTTTTGCCTTGCTCTGAGTTCCCTTTGCTGTTTTATGTTGCCGTAGTATGCAAGGAGCAAACCGTCACTTGTGAGTTCTGAGGGTTGCATTTACATCACCGCCCGACCTTCTTCGTACTCTTTTAATAAGGCTGTCAGCTTTTCTATTTCATCATTTAAATCCTCAATCTTACTTTCAAGCCCTGACCTTGTATCTTCCCACGGTATTAATGTTTCCTCCAGACCGTCAAGCAGCTCCTTTGCGTCTGCTTCATCTAGAGATATTTCAAATTCCGATATGGTTATTGTTACTTGGTTGTTCGTTTGCCACTTTGTTCGTTCTATGTCTACACTTGGTCTTTCCCCTATGTAATCCGCTTTTAACATTTGACTTTACCCCCTTATATATGTTTTAATATTGTTGAGTTATTTTCTTTAGCCCCTGCAAGGGCTTTCTTTTTTTATCCGATGATATTCGCATAATCTATTGTCCCTGCTATCCCATAAAGTATTATTAAGGTTATCCATACTAAGATGGTGTATAGCTTGTCTTTATTCATTGCTGCCCCTCCTAAATTCTCTCACACATTATGATATAAACCGCCATTGTATAGGCTATGTATTCCAACTGCTGCGGCTTGCTCCTAGTGTCGAAGTCCTTACACCCTGCGTATCTATGTGCCTTTATATCTACTTTTGCTACTGCCAAAGCTTCTTTGTAGAGACTCGGCGGTATGTAGCCTACCTTTGCTTCTACCATTTTGCGTAACATGGCATCACCGCCCTAATTTAGTAAGGTTACTATTGCTACAATCGCCAATATAACTACGACTATTAAGGCGGCAATCCATATTGGGCTTAGTACCCATACCCAGGACCATGTTATTTTTCCTAAGAGTTTTAATGTGATAAATACTATTGTCAATAACCCCGTGAAGCCTATACCTGTGCTTGAACTGGAACTATTTGAATTTGTACTCATTGAGTTAATCCCCCTTATATAGTTATTTTTACAGGCTTACCCATTGTGTCACGAAGTTTCTTGCATGCTTCTTCCAGTGTCATTTCTACTGGTTTTGGTTCACGTTCCCACAATAATGTTCTTCCTTCGAGGGTTAACCGTAGCATGTTATTTTCGCCTGCACTAGAGTATACTTTTAAAATTGTGTATGAGCTATTTGCATTACCACGGCAAATTAAATTTTCGTCATATGCAGAGCCTGTCATAAATCCATTTTCATTAGCAATAAAAAGGTCTTGCACCCCATAAGTCATTGTCTCTACACTTTTTAACACGATGCCGTACTTTCCGTTGTTGTACTCAACCATCATTCCTGTTTTTAAATCTGACTTCTTCATTTATGTATCCTCCTTATATTTATTAGGCTTGTTTTCTCTTGTCCGCTATCCTTAAAGCCAGCAGATATAATTTCTTCTGTATCTCGGTTGGATATGGTTTCATACTCCCTCCTTTCTATACTTGTCCTTATACTGCTTCGTTAATTTGATACATTTGTTTTGTTAGTTCTTTTACGTCATTCTCGTAAAGTTTACAGGCGATTTCGTAAAGCTCCGGGACTTTATCCATAACCTTGTCCAAGTAATCAAGTTTGTTTTTCATTTTGGGTTTATGACTTTCGTTGTAGGATTTCATCCTCTTGTTAATGTCAATGTGGTATTTCATTTCAAACTGCCTGTAAAGTTCTTTCCATCGTTCTTGGAAGTTTGCTCCATTGTGCCTTACTACCCGGTTTAATACTTGTCGTTTCTCTGACAGTTCTACTTCGTCAATTAGATTAATTATTACGTCCTCTTTGTATTCGATTTCTTTCTGTTGCTTTAGAATCAGTTCGTTTTGCTTTCTGACGGTTTCAAGTGTGCTACGGAACATGGTTTTTGTTGTATCGTCTGCAAATGGGAGATATGTTGCTACAAACATTTCGTCGTTTGATACATAACCGCCAGTTTTGCGTATGGTTGGTAATACTTCTGCGGTTATCCACTTCTTAAATTTCTTTGCTTCCGGCTTGTTGCTTCTGATAATCAGGGAATATAACCCGGATTCTGTTATTATATTAGCTTCCGGACCACCCTCAGTAATTCTTAGGGTGCTTTTTTCGTCATCGTCGAGACCTTTTATTGATTCTGATGTATTACTAAGATTCAATACTCCACATACATCAACGGCCACAAAATAGGGTTGTCCATCCTTTAAAACTGTTCTTACCTGATTCTCGCTGTAATTGAAAATCTGTAATTCGTTCATGTATTACTCCTTTCATTTTCTAGCCTTTCTGCTATTCTTAAGGCCAATATATAAAGTTTCTTTTGAATTTCTTTTGGATATGGTTTCTGTTCCATATTTGCCTCCTAATCCACAAATCTTTTGATAGACATTTTGAGGCCCTTACATACAAGCAACATATTTTTGAATGTTATCTGCACACGCCCTGATTCTGCATCCTTTAATGTGGAGTATGGTATCCCTGTCTTTTTGCTTAATGCATATCTTGTCATGCCTTTTGATTCTCTTGCTGCTGTGATTTTTTCGCCTGTATTCATATATTTATCTCTCCTTTATTTATATTGCTTTCTCTAAGTACTTCTTGTTTAGCTCTTCCTTGATAGAACTATAGTCATACCCAAGGTCAAGCAGTACACTTATCTGATTTTCAAGCTTTTCGATCCGGCTATTTTCTTCTACCGTGAACCGGTCCCTCAAATTGTCTTTTTCTGTTATGCCGTATTCATTCCGGAGCTGCTTTGCGTTCTTGCCGAATACTATTTTGTATACTAGGTCTGTAAAGTGTTTGTACTTCATTGCCTTATGCGGACTTTCTGGCAGTGCCTGTATAGCGTTTGTTAATGCTTCTCTGGATTGTTTGGCGATCTGTCTTGTTACTCTGCGGCTGTTAAGTTCCTTTTGCATAATGTAGAATTGCTTCACAAGTGCTTTTTTAAACTTCCTTACTGGCAGTGTGTTTTGCATGTAGGTTATTAGTAAGGTTGCTTGCTGTTCGTTAAGTTGATACACATTGTAGTTTCTGGAAGTTTTTGGGTTAAACGCGATTTTAAATCGCACCTCGCCGAATTCTTTCAAATCATCTTTGTACCGATTAATCAAATCTGTTACCGTTTTATGCTCTACTTTCCCGCGTTCAGCTATTACTTCTGATGTTGTGAAAGGTTCTTCTTTTATGTCGTTAGGTTCTAAAAATACTAGCTTGTCCAACGATAATTTCCCCCTTTCTTTTAGCTTGTCATTATTTCGAGTTTGCGTTATAATTTAAGGAGCTAGGTGTATACGCCGTATGTTGCCTTGTGGCAAGGAGGTGATAATATGGCTAAGACTAAATCGTCTGTCCGTGGTGTTCAGACTAAAAAGATTGTTGTTGTCAAAGCTTACGAGAAAGCCGACGGCACAAAAGTTCCTGAACATCGACGTTCTACACCTAACTAGCAAGGTGCTCTTCGGAGCACTTTTTATTTTGCTTGTCCCTTATGTGTGGTAAAATTTACATGAAGGGAGGTGATTTATTTGAGCGTTTTACCTATAAATGTATCTGAGGTAAAAACGGTATACGACGAAGTTGAAGCAAATCGATTTTTGGCTAATGGATGGGAATTGTTGAGTGTATTTCCAATCCTGCGGCCAATGTGCGTAGTCAAAAATGATTTGATTCAATGCTTCACCCTGGGATTACCGAGGAGGGATTAGCCCTCCATTTTTACTGCGGGAGCAGAACCTTTTATGAGATTTAAAGCTTCATAAAATATGAATTCTGCTTCAGTAAGTGTTGCATTTTTTTCAGCCATGAGGTTCACTACCTCTATGGCTATTTTTTTGCGCTCTTCCGTATTCTTCATATTTTCACCTCCTCTCTTGTTTGGCTTGTCCTTTTGTTTTGCCTTATGTGTTTAGTATAGTGGATTTTCACTAACGTGTAAACTTCCATTTTAGTGGATTTTCACCAATTAATCAAGATTATAATTATTTATATTTAATTTGCTTCGTTTTCCTTGACATTTCGCAATATATTGTGTTATTTTAGTGGTGGAATTTCGATATATAATATGAGAGAGGTTTACCGATGGATTTAGTTAGCCGAATATGGGAAGAAATGAAAAACCACGATAATATGACTTATTACGAACTGGGGAAACGCACAAATATACCGACTGCAACAATAAGAGATTACTTAAATCGAAGAACTAAGAACATAACAATAGATAATGTGGTGCTAGTTGCTGATGTGTTTAGGATGACTGTATCTGAATTGTTGGGTGAAGTGCCGGAAAAAGAAAAATACCCTGATAAAGTCAAAGCGTTAGCCGACATAGCCGCACAACTAGACACAGTGCAAATCGATTCCTTAATACATATGGCTAAAACCTTATTGGGTACATATAAAGAAGACAAGCCACGAAGGATTAAAGCATTAGCTGCTCATAAGGAGGATGGATACGAAGATAATTTAACGGAAGATGAAAGGATACAAGTAGAAGAATTTATATCTAAACAAAGGAGGAATAAAAAAGTATGAGAAAAACACTTTTAATTTTGGGTGCTATCTTATATTGGGTAACGGGGTTGGGTGGTTTAGCAGTCCATTTATGGACTATATTGATTGCTTTTAACGTAAGCGGGTTTATCGCCGCATTACTGACTTTAGTTTTCCCAGTGGTATCGCAAATATATTGGATACTTGAAGCTAAGACATTGTCAGGAACGTTTTTCACTAAATATTCGGTTTCTGTTTATGCGGTTGTAATTTCATATGGTTTGTCATTATTGTTTGTTTATTTGGGAGGCAAAAATGAAGAAAGTAGCGGTATACATTAGAGTCAGCACGAACGAACAGGCAGTTGATGGGTATAGCATACAGGCACAAAAAGAACGCCTTAAAAGCTATTGTGACGCTAAAGGCTGGACATTGGCAGCAGAATATATTGACCCTGGATATACCGGAAGTAACCTGGACCGACCGGGAATGAAAAGATTGATAGAGGATATCCACAACTTTGACATTGTGCTTGTGTATAAGTTGGACAGGCTCAGCCGAAGTCAGAAAGATACTCTCTTCCTTATAGAAGATGTATTTTTGAAAAACAATGTAGACTTTGTATCTATGAATGAAAGCTTTGATACTACTACAGCCTTTGGAAGGGCAATGATAGGTATATTATCTGTATTTGCTCAGTTGGAACGTGAGAATATAAGGGAGAGGTCGATTATGGGACAGGTTGAGAGGGAGAAGTCGGGTTTGTTTCATGGTGGTCCCTTCATCCCTATAGGATACGATTACGCTAATGGGCAACTAGTCATTAATGAATATGAAGCCTTGCAAATAAAGGAAATATTTAAGTTGTATTTGCAAGGCAATGGAATAAATAAAATATCAAGAATCATGCAAGGCAAATATAAGAACAAATATGGTGACTGGTCATATTCTACTACCATTGCAGATGTACTAGATAACCCAGTTTACTGCGGTAGAATAAAGGATTATGAAGGGAAGCATGATGCTATCATATCGGTTGAAGAATTTGAAATGGTGAAGGATAAACGCAGCAAATTTATAAGGCGGTCACAAAACTACAACTCTCTGCTTGGAGGGTTTTTATATTGTGGCAACTGCGGAGCTAGATATGGCGTACAGCATAATACATACTATAAGGATAATAATTATAAATATTACGCTTGCTACTCCAGGAGTAAAAAAGCGAAACATATGATTGTGGACCCGTCCTGTAAAAACCAAAATATGAATTGTATTGAATTTGATAATATAATAAAAGATAGAATCTTTGGCTTAGATTATAAAAGAGATATAGAGAACTTGTCCATAGAATCTAATACTAATCCTAACACCGTAATAGAGTCTAGGATAAAGGAAATTGACTTGCAGATAGAAAGAGTCGTTGACTTGTATCAACTCGGCAAAACGCCTTTAAATGCGTTAAATGGTAGATTGGATAAGTTGAACGGTGAAAGGGACATGCTCCAAAAACAAATTGTAGAATATCAGGAAAAGGATTTTAGCATTTTGGAAGACTTGTTAAAGGATAGCAAAAATATATTCGAAGCTGGGAATCTGGAAGAGAAGAGGGAATTTATCGGCATTTTTATTGAGAAGATTATTATATATCCGAATAACTATAAGATCATATGGACTTTTACCAACATGGAGTACTAACAGTAATCAATACTTTAAGTAGGAATAAAAAAAGGGAGTATTTCTACTCCCTAATCAATAATTATTCTCTTATTATCGTTGTCCCAAACTACTGTATACCCCATACCTTCGCACAATGCCCGTACGGGAGCATAGGACACGCCCTGTTCGATTTTAAGTGGTATAGCAAGGTATTTGCCCTTGAACATTATTTCAACGCGCTGTAGGGCATTTAAAACGCTTGCTTTGAATTTCTCCCATTCTCCGCCCGGCACCATCATTTTAGGACACTCTTTTCCGGTTATATCGTAGTGCCTGTAAAGATTATCTACTGTGAGCTTATGCTTCTGCAATAGATGTTTTACCAGGTCCACTGTATTAGCATATGTCTTGCTCCAGTCCGAATCTGAGTTCACGCACATTTCTATGCCTATAGTATAGTAATTCGGTGAATATGGCTTTACTCTCAATATTTCACCTAATACCACATACTTTTTAGCTCCTACATGCCATGCCACTTCATCATCTGGTATGCATTGGATTATCTGCTTATCATCTACGATATAGTGAGCTGATACGGAACTACTGGTACAGTTGAAAAAGTTCCTGTTAGCAGCTGCATTTGCTCCGTGGCTTGTATTGCCTGTATAATGGATGACTATGCCTTTAAGCTGTATAAGCTTCTTTTTAGGCCGGTTGTGGTTCCTTAACAACATTTCTGTGATAGGTAACATTACTTACCATCCCCTATGCCTGGCGTTGTTGGGTCGATAACTACTCCAAGCATGATAAACAATGCCAATACTGAGTTAAGCAATGTTTCCCAGTTGTCCGGCACTTCAAATAAATTAAACTGCTTTGCCACCATTACTATAAGAGCTACCAGTGATGTAAGAAATACTTTGTTTCTCAATCTTTCTACTATTTTCATTTTCTTTCCTCCTATTTCAAAATAGACAACATAATAGCCGCTACTATGGCGGCCGTTATTCCTGATATTATGGTACTTATGACTGTATTCCACCGGTTGGCCGGTGCTTCGGTAATCTTGTCAATCTTCGCTTCAAGCTTCTCCAATTTCTCCTTGATATACTCAAAGGTTACTGATATTTCATTCGTTTTAAGCAATTGCCCGATATGTTCCTCTTTAATCTGCCGGATACTGCTTTCGACTGATTCCATTCGTGATTCTAATTTACAATTTTCACAACTCATGATTCCACCTCTAATATTTAGGGTATTTTATTGGTTTTGGTGTTTTGGGTATTTTCTTTGTTTTTGCTGGCTTTGCTGGCTTCGGTGGTTTTGCTCTTTTAGGCATTATTCAATTCCTCCATTCGTGTTAGTATTAGTGTTTGTGTTGGTCACTGATTGTTCAGGGTATTCATACGGCGTCTGGAAATAGTTGTTGGTGAAGTACATCATCACCACTGACATACTGAGCGTTATAACTATAATTGCTGTGAGTGTTAGAAGGAAAAAGCGTTTATTATATTTATCGCTTTGTTCCATCTGCTTAGTGGATAGGTCTATGAGGTTGATAAATAAGTCTCTTTCTTCCATGTGTAACCTCCTGTTATGTAATTTTATTGCAAAAGAAAAGGAACCTAATAGAGGCTCCTTAATTCTGCTTGAATCTTTAATAACCTAAATCTATCAGGTATTTGTATAAAGTATCAGGGTTAATAGCATCCGTGGTTATTTCGTTTACAGTTAGTCTGCCAACATATTTCCCTGTGCTATCGTAAATCTTTGGCGAGTTGCTAGTGTATTTGTTGTATGGGCTATATTTGCTATATTCGCCTCCAAAGTCGCCATATTGGTTCCATATGCATGTTTTCTTGTACTCACTACCGTAATCGCCATATTTATTATATATGCTTTCCTTGTCGTATTTATTTGTAGAAAGTTTTCCTAAATAAGTCGATTCTTTATTGTCTGCTACAATGTATAGGTACTTCTTTGAGACTGATGGAAAAGTGCTAAGTTTCAATGCCCGTGCTTCAATGTCTTCCACTCGGGTTAGCTGCAACAAATCCACTGTTTCATCTAGTGGGATATAAACTTTCCCATCAACTACCACGGGGGAACCTTCTATTTGGGTTCCATTAATATAAACCTTTACAGTGCTGTAGCGAGCTTCTATTATGTCCGATGATACAGTAACGAAACTAAACGCAAAAACCAACATGGAAACAACCAGAACCAAATGTTTTTTCATACTCATCCTCCGCTTTTTATTTTAACATCCTACATTTGTGAATTAGTATATATTGGCTCTGATTATATCCTTATTATTTATTTTGTCAATACTTGTTTTACTTCCGTTTCTTTATCAATGCCATTTTTGCCTTGTCTCTAGCATCTTGGTTTGCTTTCTGCAATGATTTTACTAATGTCTGTAATTGCGCATCACTTAAATTGCCTAAATTCTTATTAAGTAATAGTTGTTTGTATATTTTTTCGGTTTCTTGCCCTGCATATTTTTGGTATTCCGTCTTTTCTTTAGGAGTTAATGTTATTTTTTGTTTTTTCTCAGTGACATATGCCGGTGCCTTGTCCATTGGGTACTGAATGTTTTCTCCTGTCAAATCTTCAAGCTGCTTTAACTTTTTGGTTGTTTCGCTAGGAGTGTACACGCTTTTAAGGCTAGGGTTAATCAAATTTTGCACAACTCCGCCCGGGTATTTAATTTCCTGTCCAAACGGCGATACTCTAGGTTCTAATGTTTGCCTTAACCCCGGTATGTTAGCTTTGACTTTATTAATGGTTGTATCAACCGGAGATTTCCCCTTTGTTTCTCTAGCAGTTGGGTCTAGTGTCTGTGCTGTTTGTCTCATCAAACTAGGGACAAACCCTCCAGCACTTTCTGTAACAGGAGTCATAATCACATCAAATACATCGTCCTGATATGTCATTTTCCTTAAAACTGTCAAAGTTGGCAAATCCAATATTTCGTCAAGTGTTTTACCTCCGATATCATAAGATTTTTGGAAAACTCCAGTTCCCTTCCCAACCTCATCCGCAATCATGGCTCCTAGTGCAAAAGCTTTCGACACAGGTTCTAAGTAGTTGTATGAGTATAATTCATCACCTTTTTGCGGAGTAGGGTCTTGGTTTGACAACAGCCTATCTATAGCAGTTAGGTTTACCTTGTAATTGCCTAATCCCTCAGCTCTATCAAGGGATAGTGCTTTTTTACTTCTGTCTTTGTCTTCTGATTGTAATATACCTAAATTCCTTAAATAAGCACCTAACCCAATCATTGTTGTTCCTGTGGCTGCTCTGCCTATTACCATTGCCATTTCAGCTTGCTTATTGGCGATCTTAGTGTTTTTACCTACGCTTAATATTTTCAGTAGCCCTGCTGGAGTATACTCAACGGCACGAGATATTATATTCCCTGGTACTCTCGTGTATTTTATTATTAAGTCACCGGCACCAAACTCTTTAGTCATTTGTCCGCTAGACCCTCTAATGGTTTTCCCAACTCCAACTCTGTTTAAAAAATCTTTACCAGCTTGCATCGTTCTTGCCGGAAAGCTTTCGTCTTGGAAAGTCCCATATAAAGCCCTGTAATTTGCATATTCCGTCATTTCCTTCGTTGCTTCTGTAACATTAGCGGCTTTCATCTGCTGTTTTAGCACGTTATCGTATATTTGACCTTTTGCAAATTCGTCAGGTATATTAAGAGTTCCCTTCAATGTCTTTTCTAAGGTTGAACCAATACCTTTTTTAAAGGTCTTTCCAGCAGGCACATTGTACTTACCTTCCATAACTCCCGTTCGGTCAATGCCTAGCTTAATATCGAGTGCAGATTCTTTAGCGCGATCTAATCCCGCTTTGAAACTACCCTTTAGCTGTGGTAATGCAAGCGAACGTTTACCTGTAAATTTTGACAATGCTTTATCTACGGGTACAGCAAAGGTGTTGGATATGTTTTCTACTACCGAAAAGCTTGTATTACCCAATATGTTCCTCAGGAATGTCTTCACATTAAGTAACTGCCCCATTGCTTGTACGGAAGATATTTTTCTAGCTACACTTACTGGTATCTTATCCCCTATATCGGCTAATACTTGCGCTATTGCGATATCCTTCAGCTGTTCGTTGGATTTTGACATAAGCATATTATCGGCCCAGTTGGGAAGATTACCGCCAGCCTGTTGACGAATAACATCGAGTACCGCTTCAGGTGCGCTTTGTATCTGTGTCATGGTATCAGTTATCCTCTGTGCAATCTCAGGAGATAATTTAACTTTACTTGCTTGCGGCAATACTTCGTTAGCTTGGTCAAATACTCTCTTGGTATATGCAAGCATACCGTCAGGTGTCATACGTGACCACATGGACGCTGTTTGTACCGTCTGTCCTGCTGTCTTGTATTTCTTTGATGTTGCCTCCATGACCTCGAATACTTCGTCCCATTTTGCCGGGTTTGTTGCAGCTTCATTCTGCATACGCCTAATTACATCCTGTGCCATTGCTGCTTCTGTGGCATTATTGAAATTATCCCCCTGCTTAACAAGTGCCTTTGCAGCATCAAAGTTTTTGTCCACAAGCTCCTGTGCATATTTCAGTGTGTCAGGGTTATTGATAGGCTTGTATGACAATGGATTGTCCTCTATCAACTTTTTCAACTCAGGTGCCGTGTTATCCGATACTTTCATTGTTTGTGGGAACGAAAGTGGTTTTTCTGCGCCAGGTATACCGCCAGGCTTCGCTATAGGCGGTTCTCCGGCTGTTTTAGCTGTTGGTAATGCATTTATACCACTAGATGGAGTTTGTGCGATTGTAGGCTGTTTAAACAGGTCGCTTTGCGTTAACTTGGGTTCTGCGCTTGTAGGTTTTATTCTTGCTTGTTCAGCAGGGGTTAACCTAAAGGGTGCATCAATATTTTTACTTGGTGCTATCTGTGGTTTATTTAGTCTAGCATCTAAGGCTGACTGAATAGGCTTATTGGGTTTTAGGGTTTGTGCTCCACTTCTTTGTATTTTGCCAATACTGTTAGGAAACACAACCCCTTGCTGTTCGTTTCCTACATGCAACCCGTCATAGCCTTTTGATTCATATTTTTTAATCAGTTTATCTTCTGCTCTTTTAGCTACATTTGCATCCCATTCTCCGCCATTTAACGCTTGTTCTTGGTCGTAAAATTTGCTACGTTCTTTTAAATATTCATCCTTACTTATTTCTTTTATGTTTAGCTTTTCAGTGTTCAAGTCTAAAACTCCTGCATTTGGCGAGGTAGGAGCATGTGGGCTTTTGGTGTATTCTTTAGCATATTCCTTATTTTTGGTATAATAAAAACCTTCCCCTAGTTCCCCGCCGAGAGAAGGCTTTATTTCTTTAATATTTTTCGCATTAGTAGAACCATGATAGGCGTCTGGAATTATTTCCTTTGTCAATGTCTTAAACTCGTCTACCTTTGGCAAACTCTGTTTCGGTGCTTCGAGTTGCAAATCCATTCCCGGGGTTTTTCTAACATTGCCGTATGGATCCACATACATTATATTGTCAAGCTCACTCTGCGGTAGGTTGTCTACTGCTTTGACGATATCGGGATTCTCACGCATAAGTTTTGCTACTTTCTCAGCATCTTTTATGCCTGCCTGAGACATTTTCGCAAGGTCGGCCGTAGTGTTGATACCTTGATTAAGTTTGCGCACTTTGGCAATATCTCCAAGTAATCCAACGGCCGTTAGATCGTCTACGCCGAACATGTTTACTATGGTTGATGCAACGTTATAAGTCTTCGGGAAATTCTTCTTAAGTGCTGTCGTGGTCTTAGGTGCAACTCCTTCTAGCACTTCTATATTCTCCGCAGCATCTTGATTGGTTATAGCCTTGCCTAATCCTGTTGCATAGCCTCTCAATAACCCACCTATAGGACTTTTACCTTCTGCTTTAGCTTTTGCCATTTCTTCTGTGCCATATTTGCCCATAGTAGCAGGAGTCTGAAGCACACTGTTGATTGTACTTAGTGTATTTAGTGCAAGTCCTCCTGTAGCTTTTACAGGGTCAAATAGAGGGGTGCTTTCCTTCCTTAAAGGTACTTTACCTTGTTGCACTACTGCCTTGCCTCTTATATTAGTCTGTTGTGGCAACTGTGGCTGCGCTATCTGCGGTTTAATTTGAGGTGTTAGCCCTTCTAACCTTTGCTCGCTCAATTTCCTTCTTTGGTCTGCTATTATTTGTTCAGGACTTTGGCTTACCATGTTTCTAACTATGCTTGGGGTAATCGTTGACGAAAGTTTTTCCCCTTGTGTTTGGTAATACTGCTTTGGTTGTGCTTGCACTATGCTTGCTTGCATTGCATACTCAGGCTTTGAGGGGTTAACATACCTTTGATACTCCGCTTTTGCTCCTGCCCCCAATTTGTTTACATCGACTAATTTCCTGTCATAGCCATACTGCCACATGGCTTTTTTCTGTTCGTCTGTAAGCTTATCATAATATGCTTTACCCTTATTGCCATAGGCCCATGCCTTTGCTGCTTGTTCTTGTGTAGGCATTGTATGACCTCCTTTACCAACTTAATCCATTGCTCGAACTACTCGAACTACTTGTTCTAGTAGCATCGGCCTTTTGCTTATCAAGTGTCTTTGCTCCTACCGGTATACCCAAAATAGCAGCTATCTGTGCTGTTGCTATGCCCGATTGTAGCCATAGGTTGTATGCATTCTTGTATGTTTGCCCTGCTGAGGCATCTGCATTGGCTTTCTGCTGTGCTATCTTTTCATTCCTTGCAGCTTGTAGGAATGGTATAAACGGGTCGTTAGGGTTCGATGCTTGTCTGCGGTTTATCTCAGCTTGATAGTCATTTGAATAAGCTCCTATGGATGCAATAGCGTTTTCAAGTGCTGCATCCTGTACTAGCCGTTGCTGCTCACTTTGATATTGTTCATCCGATGCAGTGTCCCTGCTCCTATTGTATTCTTCCTGCTCTTCTTGGTCTATTCTGTCTAATTCGTCTTGTGCCTGTTGATAGTCTAGTTGTCCTTGCCTGTATTCATCCTCGATTTTATCCCGTTTCTGCTGGTATGCAAATGTCTTATCCCTATAGGATACATCCTCAGCCCTTCTGTTGGATTCAATCAAAGCCTGTAGTTTAGCCATAGCGTTGTCTGATATGGCTTGTGCTTCTGACATACGCCCTTCTGACTCTAACGTTTGTATCTGTTGGTTAGCCTGGTTTATGATATTCTGCTGCTGCAGGTTGATATCATTCTGAACATTCTGTGCCTGTGCTCCTGATTGTATAATCTCTTGACTGCCTAATCCTGCTCCTAGATTTCCCTGATTGGCTAGGGTTTCCTTTAATGTAGTTAGCCCTCTAGCACTTTCAATTGATGCCTGTTGCCGTAATGGGTTATATGTCTGCGGTGCTTGACTTATAATGTTCTTTTGTCCTTGCACACCTTGCGCTATCTTTTCTTTGATTGAAGCGATTAATGCAGCTTTTTGATCATCGTATGATTGGCTTATAGTACTTGCTTCACTAGCAAGTGGTTGTGCTGTTGGTTGAGTTATCGGTTGATTGCGTTGCTTTTTAAGCCTTTCTATTTCTTTTAGCCTGTCGTTTGAATTGCCATTATTGGAACCGCCAGAAATACCGCCAGTTATTTTGTTGCCGTATTTGTCGTAATATTTAGGGTTTAAGTGTTTACCCTCCGGTGTTACATACCATCCCTTCTTGTCTGTATCTAATGATGAACTTGTCGATGCGGATTTAGATGCGGGTTTGGGTGTGGTTGTAGGGGTACTCTGTGCAGACCGATATTCCTTTTCTGCTTCATCCCAAGACATGCCTACATATTTACCACTTTTAGATGCATCTGCTTGTATCGCGGCTTTTTCTGTTGCTGTTAATGCCATAATATAATTCACCTCCATAAAAAAAGAACCCTTATTTGGGTTCTTTTTTAACTTTACTATTTATAGGGAATATAAAAGAGCCTAGATTATAGGCTCTTATTGCGTAATAATGTCCTTATCTGCCCTACTCTCTTTTATTCTCTTTATTACAATGAGGACAATTAAAAAAATCATATACAAAACCATGTATTACTTCAACTTCATCTATGTGCTTATTACAATGGTCACATGTCTCATTTTTACTTATATATATCATATATTCCCCTCCGTATCTGTACTATGGTATTGCTGCAATAATAGTGTCACGCCACAAAGTTGAACCATCTGCATTAGGATGCACACTGTCAGCCATGTATGGTGTTGGGTCTGCCGGGAAAGCTCCATAAACATCTATTGCCTCACAACCTTTTATTTTTGCAACCTCAAATATATTTGCCCGTCTTACAGCATGTTCCTTGTACATCGGTGATGCAGGCAACTGTGGATTTTGAGCAATTGCAACCGTTGGCACTTGTGGCAATCTGTTAGCTATAGTATCAATCATAGCTGCGTATGCGACACGAAAAAATTTATTAATGTTATAACCTTCATTGTGTGAGTCAGATAAAAACACCACAGACTGACCATAATCAGGAGTTAATTTTTTTATACGAGTTGTGTCTCCTAAATACGCTAAATTTGCTCCACTTTTTGAACCGTTAACTATCGTCAATGTGGGCGCTCCAGATACGACATGGCTTAATCCAGTTCCTCTGTCATTCCACAAATCTGGCATTACAGGTACTATACAATGACCGTCAATTCCATCTTTTACGTACAACTCATAAATATATCCACCAGTGGATAATACTTCACCATTTATGCCCCTGCCACCTATAGTATAATCAGTTGCATAATCAAACACTCCACCTGTAACTGCTACAGTTACCACATCACCAAGTTGAGACCATGTTATACCATCGTCCGATGTATAAAAAGTAACATTAGAACCACCTGCGCCGTTATCTGCATCATAGGTCATTCTAACCCATTTAACCGCATCTGCAATAAATGACAAAGCAACTGTTGATGTGTGAGTATTTAATGCTGTGCCATCATTTGACCATATAAAACTTAATTTACCATCAGTCAGGATTGAAAAATACCATCCTCGTGTACCAGCAGTCGAATTGTATTTTGCTACAGGTGTTACGGCTACCGATGGTGACCAATCAGGCAAACTGAGTTTGACTGCTATATCCATATCTCCTACTATGTGTACTGTACTTGCTATTGGATATATTCTTGTATTTGTGCCACCTCCAATTTTCGTTAGTCCTGCCGCTGGATCATTAAATATAGCCGGTGCTAAATAATTTTGCGATGCATCAGACCACAGCCTATAGACTATATTCCAATCAGGATAATTGTCTGCTAACCAATCAGCAAGCAAATATACCCAATCCGTAGAACCATCGCCAGTAGAATCTCCAAGAACTTGCATAGCACAACTTCGATTTTCCATGTCAAGTTGTAGCGACAATCCTGCTAATGCTGATACTTTATATTTTTTGTTTTCCAAATCTGTATTAATTTCAATCAAATCTGCATCAACCTCGCTAAACTTTTGCGTAGTTTCAGCCAAATGCGCATCAACTTCAACTGTCATAGTATCATTTAAAAAGTCCTGTATTTCGTCCAATCTTCCTTGTATCTGTTCCCTGGCTGCCGTTTCATTTGCTGGTAACGTAGGATATGCTGTTGTGTCTCTCAACCCTATAGCTGGGCTAAAATTCATTTTAGTTAAAGCCATTTATTTCACTTCCTTATCTTTTCGATATTGTATCTTTAAATCCATTATTGCTAAGTTTTCATTCATTACATTGTTGCTAAATTCAATCTGAAAATACACTTTCTTTTTGATCTTTTTGTTGATGTAGATTGTCTTTGCATATTTTGTGACTGCCCATGTAAAAGCCGCCCAATTTAATGTTGCCCAACTGAAATCAGCTATTTGTCCTGCCGGTATCGTTTTAGTCGTAATAGCAACTGAACTATCATCAAGGATTTTAAATATGATTGTTGCGCCACTTGAAGCCGTAGTATTAAACCACAATTTTGTTACGGTCTTCAGCCAGTTAGACAATCCAAAATCCAATACCCGACTTCTCCATACTCCGTTGATTTCACTCCCGAAATCGTTCCTATTGGTTGTGAATTTGGTTATCTTCCCGTTGGTTCTATCCCCGTGATAAAGCGTCCCTGCATTGTCAAAAAAACATGATGCGTTAATGTTCGTAAGTGGGAACCATGACAATATCTTTTGATCTGCTTCTGGGGTTCCTGTGCTACTGTATGGTGTCAATAGATAGTCCCATACCCATGCTTTATTACCTACGCACAGCCAGTACATGCCCTCAAAATCATAACTTGATGCACTTCCCAAATTAGATTCATCCAGAAGTCCGATTCTTTTGCTATTCCCATTGATGTTCCTAGATATCTGCTGGATATTTCGCTCATCTTCTATATCTGTAGACACAAGCGTATGAACTCCTAAATAGGTATTGCACCATGTTAATTTATTGTTAATAAGTTGTATTGTCCAAGGCATATCACAGCCTATAGCCCTATTAATCGGGAATGATGAGAATAGAGTACTTTGTGTTGAATCATACTCCACGCCGAACATTTCAGTGCTCTTAAACACTATCAGAGTGTCGTATTGCTCTCCTAGTCCATAAACATCACCACTTGAACCAATAGGCTTGAAATTACTTTCGGGGAAGTATGTAGGGTCTAATAGCCCTGAGAAATAAATATTGTTCGTCCCATTCCCTGCTACGAATACCCTTGTGTCATTCCTGCCGCCAAAGTCTATAGCATACTTACAGTTCTTGATTGTGTTTTCAATGGTTGTATCGGTCTTATACGCCTTTATACGCATAGTGTTTGTACCTGTTGGCGGTGCTACTAGCCATGTAACTACTCCGGTTGTACGGTTGACTGTGAAGTGTGTTGTCTCTACCTTGTCGAATGTCACCCCGGCATCAAGCGAACCTACGATTGCGGTTGCATCTAAATTCGCGTCCATGGGAAAAGATGTTTTAACATTATCGGTTACAAAGGCATAAATAAACCCTGCTCCAATGCGATTAAAACTTTCGTTAAAATCGCCACCGCCGGTATCTGTTCTGTTCAAAATAACAGTAGGTATATATGGTGTAATCGTTGTTGCTGTTGTACCATTCCACTGAATGTAATTTGTGCCGTTTATGTAATACAGAATATCGTTGAAATTAAAAAAACTGCCTTTTGCAGCAGCTAATCCGGTATATATTTCCGTCTCTGTCCCTGTTGACGGGTCCTTCTTGTATAGTTTAGTTCCTCTATGGAATACGATATAGCCCTTGTATAGCTCGTTATAAGCTTGATAGACTGTTGCGACTTCTAAGGCTGTACCGAATTCCTCCTGCCCCCAGCGTTTAGTCAGGATTCTTTCTGCAAACCACATGTCTGTCATGTTAGGAGATTGATTGTCGAGAAGCTTCATTTCCAAATCTTCCAGGCATATACCACCGTTTATTTGGCTTAGTTCCCATTGCTCCAACGGTACATAATCTAATTTCGCCATGGTTTAACCTCCTAACTGAGAGTTATAGTAGTCCGCAATATTACTCTCGCCTGATGGTTGTTTTACGACCGCTCTAGCTTTTGCTTCTGCGTATTTGTCCTCAAAATAGTTCGTCACAGATTTATCGCTGGCTGTGGATAACAACGCCGCCAACCCATAAGGCATTACTGCGGTTGCTGTGAGATCATCTACCTGCACTGTATCGGTCAAGGCTGTTAATGTTACTGGTACCGGCTTATACTCTATTCTGACTTTACCTTCATAGTAATAGTTAATATATAATTCATTGCGACCTTCCCATTTATAACCGGAGTCTTTATTGTACTGTCTTTCGGGATACTCATTGATAATCTGTGTAACATTCTTAAAGTCATCCGGCATAGTCTTTTTAACCCAAGGTGCGTATATCGGCACATCTGCTGCAAGTGCAAAAGGTATGTTGAATAGCGCACGATTAATGCAAAGGTAATAATATGTACCACTAAACCGTAATCTTGACTTTACCGCTCCTGCTGTCGGAGTGACTACCCCTTTATACGCTGTAAACTGCCCTGTGGCTGTCGAAGTTATCGTAGCTAATGTATTCCATCCACTCGTATAATCTTCTACGTATACGGTGCCTGGGCGATCTATCTCAAAGTAGTATGATTTACATTGCCCTAACCCTTCAAAGGTTAAGTCTGTTCCCTCAAATGCCTTTACATCAAAGTTAGAGGTATATCCTAATATGTTAGTAAAAGGTTTGTTTGATACTTCGTACTTGGCGTATAAGTCCCCTATGCCTGCGGATACAAGCTCATTTTGTATGACTGTACATAATCTTGGTGTTTGCGCTGAATAGTCTGAACTGTTAATTTGACCTGTATCATCAATCTCATCTAAAAATGCTAATGAAATGTCCATGACCTGTTGCACTGTAGTTGACATTGTTTTCACCTTCTTTCAAGGTTATTTCTTTTTCATCTTCATATTCATAGGCTTAACTGTCTTGCCTGTCTTAGCTGCTTTAGATTCTTTTTTTGCTTGATGAATCGTTTCTTTACCGTGTCTCATGTTTTCTACCGACATATCTTTTAATGCTTTCTTATGTTTGTTTTCATATTCCATCATTTCACATTCTTTTTTCATGTTTTTACCTCCAATATAATAGGAGGGCTTTTACACCCTCCTATAAAACTATTTAGTATAATCGACCCAACTCAACCATGCCGCAGCAAATGCACCTGTTAGCGTAAGTAGAAGATTACCCTTACCACTTGTGCCAGTAAGGGTAATTACTGCGGAGTTAGTTCCATCTGCACTCCAACCACGAACAACACCTCTATTAGTTGACGTTACATATCGAATAGCATAATCAATCAACATTGCCACGTTATTACCACTCGTCAAGGCTGCTGGTAATGAAGCATTGAAATATTGTCGATACACAGTCCCATAGAGGTTGCCGTGCTGTTCGGGTGAAACATATTCAGTATTAAGCAGGTAGGTTTCGGGGTCGCGTCTAACCATACACCACGCACCATCACTATAAATATACTTACCTTTGAGGGTGTCAATTTGATACACTTCTAAACCTTCATACGCTGTTAACGCTAATCTCTGCGCTTGCGTAACATCATAAACATTTGTTGGCAATTGCTACACCTCCTAAGATACAGAGATAAACTTATCGGTATACAACGTTCTGAATGGAGTAGTCTTATAAGCATGTCCGGCAGGAAGTAACGCTAACTGTCCATACTTAAACGCTAACCATCCTTCTACTTTTTCCACGTCTGCATCAGATATGGAGGAAGAAAACGCTAGAAGCCTAAACATGCGCATATTAGTGTAAGCAGTCGGGGTTGTGTAGTAGTTCGATCCAATGTGGGCTACTGTTGTGCTTGTATTCGGGTTAGAAACTTGTGCTGTTAATTGCTCAGTGCCACCATTCATTCTCAAGCGCATATTAGCACCATCATAACGCACCGCTGCAAATCCAAAACTTCCAATTGTGTACGCCAAACCTGTAGTCTTACGCCAACCTCCGTTGAAGTGACCTCCCCCGAAGGTATTGGCTGTGCCAGTATACTCATTAATGCTTGTGCTGTGTCCCATAGCATAGTTGATATTGCTATCAGGATTGTATTCATCTGTAAAAACAGGAGTTTGCACCGATGATGCGTTTTGTCTGAAGGCTGCAATCAGCGTGTACCTCGTACCTAATGGCAAGTTAACAGAACTTCTTAATTCATCATCAGTACCATCAAAATTGGCACTTC